TCGCGTCCTATGACGAATACCTGCGCGACCAAGGCAAGATCATCTACGACGAGCAGGGCATCGCTGTGGCCTGTCAGCACCTCGACGATTTCGACCGCCGCTGGCAGCTCAACGAACGCTGCATGGTTATGGTTGACGCGGACTATGGCGTCACCCGCTACGGCTTCGTGATCGACGAGGAAGGCGTGATCAAGCGGTTCGCCTTCCGCGTGGCGCAACAAATCCTGTTCGGCATCATCGCCGATCTCGAACTGGACGAGGTGGCGATCGAGATCATGATCCTGAAGGCTCGCCAATTGGGGATGACCACAATCGTCGAGTTGCTGATCATGCTCCGCATCGTCTTCTCCTACGGCGTCAACGCGGTCATCGCCTCCGCGGACCAGGGCAAATCCCTCATGATGGCCAAAAAGCTCCTGATGGCCTACGACATGCTCCCTCCGTGGCTGCGACCTCAGTACACCGCGCGCGTCGAATCCGACCGCGGCAAGCTGGAATTCGGAACGCTCAACTCCGGCGTGTCGATCCAGCACGGCAACCAGATGTCGGGTATCGCTCGCGGTGCCACGCCTACTGTCTACCACCTCAGCGAATGCGCCTCCTTCTCCAACGCCTCCGAGCAGATCGAAGCGGCGCTGTTCAAGGCCGTCCACCCATCCCCGTCCATTTTCGGCATCCTCGAATCCACCGGCGAGGGCGACGTGGGCTGGTGGGCGGACACGTGGCGGTTCTCCAAGTCCAACTGGGCTGCGCGCACCGCTCGCCTGCTCCCTCTGTTCCTGCCATGGTTCGTAGGCCTCGACATTTACCCGAAGCCAGCGTGGATGCGCGCGCATCCGGTGCCGCCTGACTTCCACGCCAACCGCCTCCCCGACACGCAGGAGCATGTGGCCAAGGCCGAACTATACGTCCGTACCACGACCTGATCCGCCGCCACCTGTGTTGCGACCATCCGAACCTCCCCGCCGACAAACGCTCGTGGTGGGTGGACGGCACGATGCCGCTGGAGCAACAATGGTTCTGGGAGGTGGGCCATGAGGAGGCGAAGGCGAAATCCCTCGAAGGTACGTGGTTCCAGGAGATGGCCGGAGACGACGTGGAAGCCCTGCAACGCTCCTCCGAGTCCGTGTTCGGCTACGAGGTCATGACTCGCGTGGATCGCGAGCGCAAGCGCGACTACGCCGTCTACGGTCTCACCGGCCAGTCCATCGAGGACGACTACGAGCCCGCCACCGACGACATCGACTACTCCCTCCCCCGCATCCCGATCCTGTTCCGCAATCCCAAGGGTCCGGTGTACAACTGGGAGCTGATCCCGCTGATCCACGACCACGCCCGCGTCGAATCGTGGAAGAAGTCTAACCCGGACGCGTTCTGGGACTACTCGCAGGGCAAACTCCTCGTGTGGCACCCGCCGCGATCCGGCGTGGACTACTCCATCGGCATCGACACCGCGGAAGGCAAGGGAGCGGATTGCACCGTCATCTGCGTCTCCGAGATCGCGCCTGTCGCGGGCTTGCCCGACATCCAGGCCGCCGAGTTCCGCTCCTGCTATGTCTCCCACGTCCAAGCCTACGCGTTCGTGATGGCGATCGCGGCGTGGTACGCCTCCGCGATGACCGCGGATGGGATGATCCACCGCCAGCCGCTGGTCGCGCCGGAAGTGGTCGCGTCGGTCGGCGACATTGTGCTGGTGCAGATGCGCCAGATGGGATACCAGCGCCTGTTCCGGTTCGGCCGCTACGACAACCTGAAATCCACCAAGTCGAACAAGTTGGGATGGTACACGTTCGGCTGGTCGCGTCCGATCCTCATCAACTCCTTCATCGACACCATCGAGCAAGGGTGGTATCAACTGAACTCCCCATGGACGCTGCACGAGTGCGAGCACTTCGAGTCGCATCCCACCGCTGGCGGCAAGGTCAAGCAGGAGCACGAGGATGGGGAACACGACGACGGGATCTTCGCCGCCGCCATCTCGCTGGAGATCGTGCGCGGCAAGCAGTCGAAGACGGAACGGTCGAAGAAACGCTTCATGGGCGACGCGGAGGCGGGGAAGCTGCCGCCTTTGGATTTAGGGTCGTACCAGGGTGCCACGTTCCCGTCGCGGTCGCTGGACGGGTACAAGCCGGTGAGGATCGAGGATTTGTGACGCTGTGGTATAACTTGGAGGAGGCACTGCGATGGCGATTCATCTCGTATTTTTCCGCGACGCTTCTGGCAACATCTCCCTCCCGCCCTCCGACGACACCCGCTGCCCCGAAGGCTACCAGCGCTGCGAGGCCAACACGCTGGCGGAAGTGGACGCCCTGCAGAAGCGGTTGCAGGCCGCCACCTACGCCCGCTGCCAGCAAGAGCGGATGCGCGACGAGGTGGCGTTCGCCGAATCCCGCCAGCGCGTGATCGACAACATTCACTCGCGGATCGCCTCCGCCGCGACGACGCAGTACGAGAAGGATTTCCTGCGCGAATACATCAAGCTGCGCGAGGAGAAGCGGGAGAAGTACCGCCAGCGATTCGCGTGCGACACGGCTTACCTGGAATTAAGGGAGAACGATCATCCCCGCAACGCCGAGGAGTTGCTGAAGGAGTCGCTGTGATCGACGACCAGCGCCGCGACGGCAAGCTCCACGAGTGGCAAGTGCCGCCCGCCGCCGTCCCGGTCGAACGCCGCCTCGGCTGGATCAACGAGAACACGGAGGTCGGACTCGGCTGGCACAAAGCGCAACGCGGCTACAAAGACTGGCGCGAAGCCCTCGACATCATCAGCGGCAACGCTTCGCCGCAATCCCTCCACTACCGCTGCAATGTCTCCTCGAACCACCTGAAACGCAACATCCGCGAGGTCGTCGGCGCGCTGGCGAAACTCCGTCCCATGTGGGGCTACTCCTCTGACAACGCCGCCTTCGCCGCCAACGCGCAACTGTTCAACCTCTACGTCCGGGCGTGGTATCTCGAAACCTTCGCCGACGTGAAGATCAAGGAGGCGCTGCAGTACGCCGCCGCCACCTGCACGGGATGGATTCGGCCCGTGTACTCGCGCGACTTCGCGGGGCAAGGGACCGGCAGCGTCAAACTGTTATCCTACGGCGCGCCCTGCATCCTGCCGACGCAACTGCCTCCCAGCGGCGATTTCCAGCAGGCCTACGCGATGACGATCCTCGACGAGATGCCGGTGTACATGGCGCACGGCATCTTCCCCAAGTTCCAGGCCGAGCTCCGCCCCACGTCCTCCCTCTACTGGTACTCGAACGAAATCCGCAAGTCGGCGCAGGGCAACATCTGGCAGCGCATGTTCGGCTACGGCAAGTCCTCCTCTGGCTACACGCCCGGCATCGGCGACCTGATGATCCCAGTGCGCTACACCTACGTGATCGACCTTACGCGGAACACGACATCCTCCCCGATCCCGATGGGCGAGGAAGGGACATCGTGGTCCTACACGGTGAAGCCGGGCGACCTGCTGTACCCGCGCCGACGCCTGCTGATATCCTCCGAGTCCTGCGTGATGTACGACGGTCCCTCGTTCGACTGGCACGGCCGCTTCCCCGGCGTCCCCTTCTGCACCGACAAATGGCCGTGGGAACCTCTCGGCTTCTCGATGACCCGCGACGGCTTCGACCTGCAGCAGGCGATGACGGAACTCGAACGCGGCACCATGGACAAGGAACGCGCCAAGATGGACCTGCCGCTCGGCTACGACATCAACTCGGTGACGAAGAAGGAAGCGCAGCAGTTCGACCCGATGCAGCCGCGGGGCCGCGTGGGATTCGACGGATCACAAGTCACCGAACCGTTCAAGCCTCCCGTGGACCTGAACGTGTACGTGACGCAGGAGTCCACGCTCAAGTTCTACGACATCCTCAAAACGGCCATGAACGAGCAACTGGCGGTGAACGACGTTCTGGCGCTGGCTAAGGCGCGCATGGCGGGGGACGACCTGGAGAAACTGCTGGAGGCGAACGGCCCCATCGTCGAGGACATGTCCCGCGGCATGGAGCCGCCGATGCGCGAGATCGCGGACCAGGTGAAGTTCCTCGTCCTGCAGCACGTCCCGCCGGCGCGGATCATGCAGGTGGTCGGCGAGGACGGCATGACGATGGAGGCGTTCGACTACAAGCCGGATACGATGGTGCCGTCGCACCTCCCCGGCGAGGATCCCGGCACCGCCGAGAAGCCGAAGGACTCTCCCACATCGCAGATTGAGCGCGCGCGGGTGTTCGCGTCGAACCTCCGCTTCGTGATCACGCCGCGCTCGCTGCACGAGATGACGCAGATGTCGATGCGCCTCGGCCTGATCCAACTTAAGAAGGCCGGCGTGCAGATCGACTCGCAGACCATCGCCGACTCGTGGTCGATCCCGAACTACGGCACCATCGAGGGCTCTACGGTGCAGGAGAAGTTCAAGACGGAGCAGAAGGGTAACCTGATCTTCGCGGCGAAGATGAAGGAACTCGGGATGTCGCTCACCGACCAAGGCCAGATGAACGCCGCGGGCGCGGCTGCGGGCGGCAAGGAGCAGGAGGGACGACCGCCATCCGGCCAACAGGAACCGTCGTTGAAGCAGAAGCCGGACGGCCGGGGATTCATCTCCGAGGCTCCCGGCGGAGGTAAGACGGTATGACCAGACGCTTCGTGCGTAGCGTTAAGCGTTCGTGGCGGAATGTGTACTGGGAGTCTTCCGTGCTACGGCATTGCGTGCCGATGTGGCTCTATCGCTGGTTCTGGCTGGCGCGCTACCACTGGAGGCGCACTGCATGAGCGCTACCGCATCCACATCCCCCGCGTTCCCCGGCATCACCGACGACTACCACATCCTGTCTCGCGTGCGCCGCTGGATGCGCTACCGCCGGGAACTCGCGGGATTTGTGATCGACGTTCTGTGCGTGCTGGTCGCCGAACGCGCCACTGGGCGACTCACCATCGACATCTCGGAAGGCTCCGCGTCCATCGCGGAATTCGAGGAACGCGCGAAGCTCTCCGATCCGTCATAAAAATAATGTTTGACATTGCTGCTATAGTGCTGCTACTGTGTCGCAATGAAACGCGTAACAGTGCGACTAGACACCGAAGTTCATCAGAGACTACAAACAGAACTCGTTGAATGGCGCAAGATTCGTGGACCTAAATTCAGTCTCAACGATTTGTGTTCGGAGAAACTTTCTTACGCGTTGCCTCCAACACAATGGGTCACGACTGGCACATTCGCCGGAACCAACAACAATGTGGTTGTATTCACTTCCAAGAAGAACCCGGCGGCTGTGGCCCTCGGCAAGCTAGGCGGCAGAGTGGGCGGCAAGGCTGGGGCGGAAAAACTGACACCCGAACAACGTCGCAAGATCACCAGTGACGCCACTCGGGTGCGGTGGGAAAGGGAACGGGCTAAGCAGTATGAGGGTGATGAAGGAAATTAAAATCTCCAACGATGACCACATCGGGACGTACATCAGTTTTCCGAGTGAGATGAATCGCGGAGAACTCGACGAGTTAAAAGAAGTCGTGGCGATCTGGATTCGACAACTCGAACGGCAGTGCGTGGCGATGGAGTCGAAGTCAAAACAGGACGGAGGGACTGTCTTATGAGCACAGAATATATTTACGACAGTTACGTTGCATACTGCTTGCGGGTGGGAGTTGTGCCTGCGAGTTACGAGGTCAGCACTGAAGAATGTCTTTGCGCGTTCCTTAATGCCGGATGTCCTATGCATGATGGGGCGGATGCGAGCGTAGAGTGTGCAAGTGTCCCGAGATTCCTTGCCCATTTCATCCAACGCCGACGAGTCGCACGCAATCGAAAAATGAACTGGGCAGCAGAAGTTAAACCGTAAAGGAGAGTCTGACGAAATGAGCGATCTCGTACTGACTCCCTTTGATCCGCCACAGAAGGACGACCGCTTCACAAAGTTCCGCGAGTGGATCGACCGCGCATATATCTGGAAGTGGAACGCGAAACCACGCTGGGGCGGAATGGAAGCGCGGAACCTCTGGAACCTCCTGCAAGAGATGCCGGAGCTTACCGAGAAAGACTTCTGCCTCGCGCTCAAGAACCTTGTAAACTCCGCAGACATCCCAGCCATGCAGCGGCCCGGATACTGGCTGCCAAAACTCGACAGCTACATCGTGCATCACCACAACACATTCGGAAGGAACCCTAATGCCCCAACAGAGACATTCGCCAACAGGGACGAACGATCCTTGGCAACCGAGTTTGAAAAAGCAAGGGCACTCAGAAGCGGAGCAGGAACGAATCGACTTAGCCCTCGCCAAGTTGGTCCGACGCTTGGACCGGGGGGCGATGACGGCCGATCAAATCAATCAGTGGCACGAAGACCTGGGTGCGTTTCCGGTGGAGGCGATTGAATACGCGTTTGATTTCTTCGGAAAGAACGCGGTGAATTCAAAATTTCCCAAACCGAGGGTAGTTTACGATCTCTGTGCCAGTTGGTGGAATAATAAGGCCGCCCCCACTATTCCCGCTGGGTGTGGGAAGTGTAACTGGCTTGGCATGGTCATGGGATCACACCCAGAGTACAAGGAACCTGTGGCGCGGGTGTGTGAATGCGTGAAGGACGAGAGATTACGGACCATCAACCCTGTTTACAATCCCGCCATGAAAGGCAAGGGATATGGCGAACATGACCTCAAATGGCTGCTGCGAAGGTATTCCAAGGAGCGCTTGAAATTAAACAGGGCACCAACAGAAGAGGAGATAGATGGCCTATTTATTGAGCTAGACACAAAGCGCGGCAAGCCGCCGGCGTGGAGGGCGACCGATTGAGACGAGAAAACGAGCCGGATTGGGATTTGATCGCGTGGGAACGGGAACCGTATTGGAAGGACGTGCAACAAGAGCATATGCGCCACACGGCAGAATGGAGGGTGTGTGATCTTAACAAGCGAGATGATCGACCAGAGAATCTATCCTCGGAAACGGTGTCGAGGGTGAACCTGTACTCTAATCGCTGGCATGACATACTAGGCCACGAACTCGCAGAGGAAATGATCACGGAAGCCCTCATAGAGGTCGGAGTCATCGTCTGGTCCATGAACGGCGAAGACATTGGCAAAAAGATAGCTCTCCCCGGCACAATAGTCGTGATGGAACAACCGAAGAAACGCCCGGTCAAGAAAGCGAAGCACTGTGACTGGCTGGATCACACTAGATTCCTACTGAAAGGTTTCCGATGACCCCACCGCGTACCATGTCAGCGCCGAAGCTCCGTTTAGAACCTAGTCTTCCGCCAAAGTGTAAGGCTATCGTGTGGCAGCAGCGTCTTGGGAAGCATTTCAAGGCGCTGTGTGGCCGCGTTAACTGCAAGCGCCACGCCCAAGGCGAACGACAGAGGATCGCATGAATTCACCCCGCCTGATGTCAGCGCCTGAGCGCGTCCGAAGTTTGGACGAGACCCCCCTTGAGCGAGCCCGACGCAGAACCGATGAAGCTCGCGTCCTCGACGGAGTTATAAAGTCATCCTGGGCAATGGTTGGTATCCTCTGCCGGAACGTGCGGCGCGATCGAGACTGGGAACTGGTGAACTACGGCTCATTTCCAGCGTGGCGGGAAGATGTTCTGCCGTTCTCCAAGTCTTTCGCCTGCCATTCGGAGAAGATGATTGGCGAGTTGGACGGCTGGGCCGACGAAGAAGTTCTTGAGATCCCCTACTCGACGGCTAAACTGATCACATCGAAGATCCCGAAATCTCGGCAGACTCCCGAACTCAAAAAAGCAGCACAACGATTGAAACCGGAGGATTTCGAGGAGAAGGTCATCAAGGATAATGGAGACCTTCACATCGAGAGAAAATCGTGGATGAACTTGCCGGCCAGTGAATCGCAAAAGACAATATACGACGAAGCGCGGGAAGTATATCGCGTGCTTGAGGGTGACCCTGAAATCAGGTGGGTGGACTTCTTTGAGTACCTGTGCGCGGAATACACGTTGCGGTACAAGGCCGAAGCGCGCGAGAAAATGAAACGGTGAGACGATTATGTACCTGACAAGCGAGGCGTGAAATGAACGAACCTCTCTGTATAGACCTCTATGCTGGTTTAGGCGGCTGGGCGGAAGGATTCCTCGCTGAGGGCTACCAGGTGAAGGGCTACATTGTCTGGAAATATGGCAACTACTGACTACAACATCAGCACGCTTCCGGCGAACGTAGAGGCGGAGCGCTCGATTCTGGGCGCGATCCTGCTCGACAACTTTGCTTATAACCAGGCTGCGGAGCATTTGCGGGTTG